CTGGTCAGCTGGTTGCCGTAGCAGTCCAGCCTCTCGCACACCGGCAGGGCTGGCAGGCTGGTCAGCTGGTTGCCGGAGCAGTCCAGCCACTTGCACACCGGCAGGGCTGGCAGGCTGGTCAGGCGGTTGCCGGAGCAGTCCAGCCTCTCGCACACCGGCAGGGCTGGCAGGCTGGTCAGCTGATTGCCGGAGCAGTACAGCGTCTCGCACACCGGCAGGTCGGGCAGGCTGGTCAGCTGGTTGTTGCGGCAGTCCAGCTCCTTGCACACCGGCAGCTCGGGCAGGCTGGTCAGCTGGTTGCCGTAGCAGCTAACAACGACTGCACGTTGGCATACGTAGTGTACCATATCATCTCTGGTACGTATGCCGTTACGGTCGTACCAGTTATGCATGTACTCGATGTCGTCGTCTGACCAGTTGTACGTCTCTGCGTTGTATGCTGGCTTGCCGCCGAGCCACTCGACATGTGCATAGTCGTTGCAGTCGTCGGGTATCTCGTAGTGTTCTCGCGTGCCGCTGTGGCTGGATGCGTTGTGCACCAGTGGAGCGTCGCCACGCCGGAACAGGTGGCTCGTTAGCTTCTCACACATTGGGGGTCTCCTTGTTTAGGTATTGTTCGATAATCCATTTATCGTTTGGGGCAATAGGCAATCCTAGTGTTGTTGAGCCTCGCCCCATATTAGCTATAATACGCCCATTGGCTACAACTAAATCCATTGTGCCAGCACTGGTGATTTCCCAATATTTCGGGTCTGGGCATATTTCACAGTGTAAAATCGTATGCGGAAAAACAACCGGCGTATCGCCATTCAACATTATATATTTTGCGTACATTTTGTGTTCCTTTGTTTATCGTATTGGTAGGCTTTTTCCCGCAAGCGCAAAGCGTATTTATATAATATTATATCGCCAATATATTCAATTCCATTGGCAAACATCGCTAATACAATCCCAATAGCCAGTAGTATAATAACGCCTACGAGACAAATTCCCATCTTTAATCTGGCAAGATAACTAAGTTGCATAATTATTTACTCCCAAATGTTTTGCTGAATAAACTTTCCGTTTTTATCAAACAACAATACAGTAAAAAAACCATAATAACCCTTAATTGGGGTATCATTATTGACACAAATTTCGAGGGCTATTTGTCCTGGTTCGGATGCTTCCACTGGTCGCCTTGTTGGGGTAACGCCCAGCCGTGCGTAGAGTTCATTAAATACTTCTAGGTCTGTAGGTTTAGTTTTCATTGTGTTCCTCGTTTCTGTATATATTATAGCATGGCAGAAATAATAAATTTACAGTTTTGGTATAACTCGTTAAACTATAAGGTTATAAAATTTTACCAGCCATAAAATAGACACATGGTTTTCAGTACAATGACTAATTTTTGAATTCAATCGGCATTAATACATATATCATTGTGCCGCCGTGTAGTACACAATCAAACACGCCGCACATATTGCTATTAATTTTGTCATAATACTACCTCTCTGTGTTAGGGTTTAATTATTCAGATATATTTCAATTCAATTTTGCCGCTTGCTGTGATATTGCTGCATTCTTGCGCCTAAGCAATTCACTAGTCGGTATCCTGGTTACCGCGTCAGACAAGTTAGCTTTTGCAATCCGTATCTTGTTAGCGTCTGTTGATTGTTCAGCCATCACAAGCAGTTTGCGACAGTTTTGCATATGCGCTTCATCGTGCGCGTCGTAAAACATCTCTATTTGCGTCTTGTTGATTTTCATTTTCATAACTCCTGTTGGTTAGTTGTCTCACATCTGTGTTAGGGTTTAATTACCTTCAACATCATAGCCGCCTATGATGTTACCATGCCGGTCTGTGATATTGCCTTTGATTTTGCCATAGTCGAGGTTGATTGCTACGCCACGCAGTAACGCTGCCAAGGTATCGCGTAGCTCCACTGGGTTATCATGGTTGTCAATCGCATTGTTCAAGATTGTGATTCGCATTGTTTGTGTCTCCGTCCGTCCCAACACTGTTGGGATGTTTCTATAGTTTACACTTTATACATCTTATGGGCACAAAATCAGTATTACAATTCTAAAATTCGTAACAACCCCGCCAATATAGCCAATTGACCTTCTTTACTGGCAGCAATAGACTTATATCAGTTTCCAAACACCATTAATATAGTGTACAAGTTGTAAACTTTACATAAGTCCTTTATTACCAGTATTCAGATGTCCCAACACCTGTTGAGATTGTTGACGCGCTTGTAAGTCCTTTATTACCAGTAAAGTACATCATTGGCAGTATTTAGCCCGTTTTTTCAACTCTCCTATATATATTATACTACACCTTACACTATATGTAAGGTATATACCCTACATTTGGGGGGTAAAATTTACTCTATAGGACTTTTTACTAATTTAAATACCACCAATGATATAAATTACCACCAATAAAGGTACTTATGTAAATCTAAATATTGCCAATTTTCCTGCCAATATAGCCAATTGATGTAAATTACCACCAATAATCATACTTATATCAAAAAACATAATCGATAAATATAGAACGATTAAAATCGGAACAAAACTACCGATTTCTAACCTGCCAATATGGCAGTCAACCCTTCACGAGCCTGCCAAAATGGCAGCCAGGTAAAACATCAAACCAAGTATAACACCTGGCAATATTGCTATAAGTATAAGCAATATAATGATTAGCGTGTTGTGCTCGATGTTCCATATTTTATCACGGGTCAGCATTTGTTTGACTTCTGTTCGCTGCCATTATGGCAGGTTTGATTTTGTTAGGGATATAACATATACCTAATACGCCCGCTGGACGGCTTGCACGTCCACGCCGCTGGTGCGGGCCGGGGTTTAGTCTTGCGTTATTTTTGCAATTACTGCGTTCATCGGCGCAATAACGCTGGTCACGAGATAATCTTGTTCGGAGCCATCATCAGGCAAAGAGTGATAATATTTCATTACCACTGGCATGGTGTTTTGCAGTGCTTCCAGCAGTTCCGGGGCGGCTGCGATAAGGCGGGCATTGGCGTCGCTTTCTTGGGGAGTATTCGCAGTGCTTTCTATTGTCCATTGTTCGTACACTGGTGATATTCCGCACGCAACGGTCGGATAATGATTGCTCGATGTGTCTGCCATCCACGGCCCGGGTGTGTGTTTCGTTTCCATTTCATTCTCCTGTTGGTTAGTTGTCTCACGTTCACGCCTGTATTATAGCACCTGCCATAATGGCATGTATATCAAAATCGAATAAGTGCTTATATTTACTAGAGATAAAATTTTTATTTTTTTTCTTGGACACTTTGTTTATGAGAAAGCCTGCCAATTTGGCATGACCTGCCAATATGGCAGGCGGACGGGCGGGGTACCACCCTTCAAGCGGGTTTAAGGGCGGGCGGAATCATAATTGTCAACCAGCCACATATGGCACATGCTTCCCAACATTTCCAACACAATAGAAATAATTATTTTTTATTTTATAATTGGTACTATTTTGGATATAATTATATAGTGTCTCCTTGTGTTTGCTGGGTATGGGCTATATAGCATGGCCCATATCCTGCTTTTATACAGATATTCCATGTTATCATGAGGTATTATAATGAGTTATAGTAAAGTTCCACAGACATTGTCTGTTACAACTGCGGATTCTTCGGTAGAGCTTGACGTTGATGAAGGTGCGTGCATTGCGTATATTGAGGTAGAGAATACGGGTTCAGTTGCACTATCGGCGTTCAAGCTCTATCGTTTATCTACTCCGCAGAGTGATTATGAATTACTGGCTGAGTCTTCTGGTGATTATATAACACCACTTCTACCCATCATGGAAACGTCTGGAAGTCCGATTACGCTGGGGGCTGCTGGTTTTTGGTATTGCAGACTTGATGCAAGGGGTTGTTCTGGCCTTAAGATAACGGCCACTACGGCATCCAGTTCTACCGATTTGAGTGTTAAGGTTAAGTATTCTGGTCATCCATCGAGATAACACATGAAAGTCATACACAAGAAGATACGAGACAACCTGTTTGAGTGCGATATACACCTTGTTATCTGTACTTATAAGCAGTTGCTGTCTACTGGTTTATATACAAAAGAGCATGATGAGCAAGTATCTTTGTCTGGCCAGTGTGCTGTAGCCTTAATGGATATAACAGGAGATGTGATATGGATAAACAGCGAGTTGTTAAATTCTGATTATCTAAGGTGTTTAGTTCACGAAGCTGTACATGTAGCGTATCAACGTCTTGATAGGCATGGTATTACTCATACGAAAGATGATAATGAAATGCTAGCCAGATATACTGAATATCTGGTTGGTTCGTTTATTGGTTTTTTGCCTAAAGGAAGAAAGTAATGTCTGAACCAAAGAGGACTTATGTCGCGGTACAGCCTGTAGAGGTTGTGAACGCCGACTCGATAACGTTGACGATAGGTAATATAGGGATAAAGGGTTCGAGTGATGGTGGAACTACGTTCGAGTTCGTGCATACCGACACGAGCGGGGACTTGCAGGTGGACATACTGTCATCCGCCTTGCCGTCTGGTGCGGCTACCGAAGCAAAGCAGGATGATATTATCACTACTCTTGGCAGTCCTGCTCAGGCCGGAGAAGTGGCCGCTGCCATACCAGACCCTGCTACTTATACCGAGCAGACTAATCAGACGACTCTCTTGGGTACTATCGACGCAGACACATCCCATCTGAGCGATGCCTACAATGCTGGAAACACATCGTTGGATACTACCGAGACGTCGCCTGTTGCCTTACAGCGTGCAGACCTTGAGACGTATATTAACGCTGTAACTACTACCACGTCTGGCTCGTGGGTTACGTTTACGTCTAAAAGTATAACCACGCTGTATTGTCTTGTATCAGCATGGACTTCAGGTACAGTTACGTTTGCCGTGTACCGCAACACGTCAGCCAGTGATACCGGCCAGATACTTGTTCATAGCGAGGTGCTTTCGGCTGCTGGCGGGAAGGTGATAACCATAGACGGAGACCCTGGGTTTGTTAAGGTTGTTGTAACAATATCTGATACTGCCACCGCTACGGTTGGCTATATGTCGAAAGGACTGTAACATGAGTGGTGGTATATATATAAACGGCATCCAGAAGGGTTTAGTTGCTCCATTGGCCGACGCTGCCGGTAACGAAACGGTTGCAGAGGTTGTTGGAAATAAGACAGATACAGTCGCAGGTGATTCTCTGGTTGCTTTGAGTAAGCAGATTCTAGCTGCTGCTCCTACCGCTGCTGACGTTACCGCCATTAAGGCTGTTACTGACCTAATACCAGATGCAGGTGCGATGACGTCGATAGCACAGGAGGCAACACTGGGCACGCCTGCTGGAGCAAGTATAGCTGCCGATATTGCGGCGTTAAACGACTTATCTGCCGCAGATGTGAACGCTGAAGTTGATACTGCCCTTGATACTATAATTCCGGCTGCTCCTACGGCTGGAAGTCTTAACGATATACTCAGTAAGGCGTCTGGTGGCAATACGTTTGACAAGGCCACCGACTCGCTTGAGGCACTTAGGGATATAATCGATACATATAATACGGCAGACCAGGCTGACCTTGATGCAATACTTGAAGACACAGGGACTACCCTACCGTCAACGCTGTCTGGACTTGATACCAAGATAGATACTATTGACACTGTTGTTGATGGTATTCAGACAGATTTGGACAATGCTACGGATGGCCTCGGCGCGCTGAAGTTGCTCATCGATGCCGTGCAAAGCGACCTTGATAATGCAACAGATGGTCTTGGAGCATTGAAACTGCTTATCGACGCTGTCCAGTCAACCGCAAATGCGATTGAAACCGATACCCAAGATTTGCAAACACAAATTGGAGTTGCAGGCGCAGGATTATCGGCAATACCAGACATGGCACTGGACTCAACAGTCGCGAAATCGGCAGACCTTGCAACGACTGATGGCAAGGTAGACACTTTACAAACTACTGCCGATAACATCGAGACTGACACGCAGGACATCCAGACTCAGATAGGCACTGCCGGTGCTGGCCTTACTGCTATTCCCAATGTTGCACAGGCAGCGGCCAACACGTCCGGCGATTCCAGCGGAACTTTGTCATATCTCGACGCCGGAGGGGAACAGACTGTTGTTGAGTTGACCACGACTACGCGCAAGGTGCTGTATGGTATATCACTTGATATGACCAACATCGCCGAAGATGGCGCGGCTATCAAGGTTTACCTCAAGCCCGATGGTACGAATTACAAGGAAATATTGGCAAAGGCTTTGCAGTTCAGCCCGTCAACCGATGGAGATGGACTTTATATCGATTTGAATATGTCAATAACTTCTGATTTCAAACTCACGTTTACTGAGGGAGCAGACGAAGCCGCGGCGAAGGACATACATTACAGCCTCGTTTACAGGACGATTGAATGAGCAATGCTCTAAAAGACGGCCTTGTCGGACATTATCCATTACAGTCAAACGCTGTCAATATGGTTGGCGGTGTGGCAGGTACTATCAATGGTACTCCGTCGTGGCGGAAAAATCATGCTGGTAAGGTGGTGTTGGATGATACGACCGCTTTCATCTCTCATGGCACGCTTCCAGTCAACACTGTAACTTACTGGAAAGATGGGCATTTCTACGCAGTTCTGAATGGTGTTCCATACATGATAGATGAGTCGTTGAGTTCATCTTTTACATCGTGTGCAAATGCTACTATGATTGCACGCGGGGGTTTGCCTAATATTGAGTATGATTTCATTGATGCCAATCTTTATACTTCCGGCAGTGATACCTTGTTGCGAAACACCGGGACGGGTGGAGCTATTTATGATGTTAAGGCTTATAACACTACATCTGGCGGAAGTATAATCGGCAAAAATCTCACTTATGGAAGTACGACTGTTCCCGGCTGGACAGGAAATAATTCAAATAGATATTGGAAAACCCTCGCACCTGTTACCCTTCTGGGGGCACAGCCATTTGTTGTTGAGATAATTTTTGAGCGGGGAAGAAATGGTATTTACCAAGTAAATGTAGAAATGTCAATATGTCAAGGGGCATCTACAGCTCCAACATTCACCGACTCTTGGGCATTATATATCTCCTATCCCCAAACCGTGGGCGGGCCTCAAACAGGTGGAATGACTATCAGCCTAAACAATAAAATATATCAACGGGCTTATACTACAGCGCCAGCCATTGGTGTAGCGGGGCACGCGGTTGGAGGAATGGGTATCGATAGAAAACCATTTATCACTATTAACGGGGTTTCCAATATTGGAGCAACTGCTCTTACTTCGTTTATGTCTATGACAGAATATCTGACGTTAGGGGCTTTTACTGACTTAACTAGTATTCTTGCCGGGACTGTTGCTGCAAATCGCGGCTGGATAGGAATGAATAAAACCACAGCTCAACTGGCAGCGTTGGCTGCGGCTAGGGAAGATGCAGTTTTTGCAGGAACAGCGACACGTTCTTGGCCGGAGTTATTCTCATGAGATATTTACTTTACAACACAAAAGAGCAGTTACCTCCAGTGGAATATCGTGAAACTCATGGGGCGGACTCTAATAGCGTGGAAACGTTGCAGGCCAGCATGTGGTTGCTAAGCGGAGACGTTGGGTTTGATGCTGAACTGATGGTGAATTATCCGCCAGATAAAGCATTTGAGACACTGGAAGATTTCTTGGCGTGGCGAGATACACAGGAAACAACAGAATGATAGGCCAAGTACGATATTACAACACTACCAAATCACAGGCTGAACTCATTGAGATTCGCCGGTCCGCTCTGCCTTATATCCGGTGGGGATACACGGATGCAAATGGCAAATACGTTGACCTGTTGGATACAAGTGTTGAGCTTTCGGTTGTCGATGGTACGAAAGATATATCCAAGAATGAGCGTGCTTTAACAATAACTAACGCAGTTATTGGTAATGAGATGGTGTTCACAAATGGCGGACTTGCATGGGCAGCAATACCGCTTACCGGTTACGAATACTGGTGGAGAGCGAGTGCAACTGCTGAATGGGTTCATTATGGGTTCAATGGAACCACAACATATACCAATGGTGTTGCAACCGGAAGCCTACCAGTAACAGTAACTACAACTGGATTTTCCGGCGCAACCGGAACGATGGTAGGTCTGAGATGTTATTCAGAAGCCAAGACGCTGGCGTTTTATCTGGATAGATATACCAAGTATCGGATGTTTCTATAATGTCATCGTTATACATCACTAATCACCTGAGAAGGCTTGCTAACCAAGCCGATACATATGTTGACGCCGACGGCAATCTGGTTACTCGGTCAGAGGGACTTGCTGAGCAGTTGTGGAAATTCGCACTTGGCTACACAGACGAAGAAGGTATTGTACACAAGCCAGCAACATGGGCTATCCAGCTTATCTTTGATAGACTTGAAGGCAAGAATCCAGAACCAGAAGCCGATGATGGCGTTATGACGATACAAGAAAAAATACAGGATGTCAAAAAAATCAACCAACTTGCAGAAAAGTGTACAGCCGACATTGGAGCAGGACTTTCCGAAGCCCAGGAAGATATGGACATGTCCGATAACCGGGTTGAAAGTACCTAAGTTATACGACGCCAATCTTTTATATAGAGAAAAGCTACTGGAGCGTGCGCAGTTCGACAAAGAGCTACAGAAAGATTTATATACCGCATGTGCCATGAGTCCGTTGTTCTGGTTGAATGCGTTTGGCTGGACATATAAAAAGATGGAATATGGTGAAACCGGTAATATTCGTAACCAGTCTCCGAATGTTCCATTTATTACATGGGATATACAGGATAGATATATTACGAAATTGATAGCGTGCATTAAAGATGGACGTTCTTTATTAACAGATAAATCCAGAGACATGGGTGCATCGTGGTGTTTGATTTCGGCGCTGCATTACGCATGGCAATTCTGGAATAATATGGACATACTTGAGTTGTCCCGCATCGAAGAGGATGTGGATGGCCCCGGAAAAAAGGGCGAATTATTACAATCAAATATTAGCACTCTGTTTGGAAAACATGATTATCTTCACCTATGGCAACCGTCATGGCTTCGTCCAAGGCGCGAGAGAACCACGCTCCATATTATCAATATGGATAATGGAAGTCGTATCGACGGACAATCATCTAACGCTAACGCTGGTACAAGTCAGCGACGAGATGCTGTACTGATTGACGAGATGGCTAAGATGGAACAGGGCGACGACATTAAACAGTCTTTGATGGACGTTGCCCCTTGTCTATTACCTAACTCTACACCAAAAGGTGCTGGAACAGCGTTCAGTAAATGGAGATTAAGCGGCAAGATAGAAGTTTTCGTGCTTCCGTGGTGGGAACATCCTGACAAAGGTAAAGGAAGATATGTCGAACAAGACCCGATAACTGGAAAGTACCAGATTAAATCTCCGTGGTATTGCAACGAAGAGACACGGCGTAGCAAGAAAGAAATATCGGAAGAGCTTGATATGAACCATCTTGGTTCTGGTGATACCGTTTTCGATTCTATGGAAGTTGAGCGACATATTGCATTACATGCACGAAAACCACGGAGTAAATTTAATCTTGAATTTGAAAAAAGCACCACAAGAGAAGATATTACCAAGATGTTGGTGCTTAAAAACTATACCCGTGTTACAAGATTACATAGGCCAAAAGGCCAGTGGAGGATGTGGGATAATATAATATCTGGACGACCAGACCAGACCGTTGATTATATCTTCGGCGTAGATATTTCAAAAGGACTTGGAGCAAGTAATTCGGTTATTTCGGTAACATGTAAACAAACTCGTGAGAAAATAGCTGAATATGCCGACGCAAATACGCCTCCGCACGACCTTGCGTGGGCTGTTTGCTCCGCAGCTTTATGGTTTGGCGGTAAAAATGGTATTCCGCTGGTAATATACGAGAGTAATGGTGAGGCCGGAGTGGCATTTGGGCGCGAGTTGTGCAAGATATTACAGTATCCAAGCGTCTATATCGATAAAGCAATAGGTACTATCGACGAAAAACAGAGCAAGAACTATGGCTGGCACTCTAATAGAGACAAAAAAGCAATGCTGTTGTCGAACTACAGCCGCGCTCTTGCTCATAATGGATTTATCAACCACAGTGAAGAGGCTCTGGTTGAGGCGATGTCGTATATATATTATGAGAATGGCGGCATCGGCCCGGCTGAATTGATAAAAGAGTCCGATTCTGCCAGACAAACACACGGAGATAGGGTTATTGCTGATGCGCTATCGCTTATTGGATGCGACGGAAAGTTAAGAGAAGACGAACAGATTGTTGATATACCAATGTATTCGTATGCTGCAAGGCAGAAAGCACGGCAGCGACTGGATATGTTGAAAAAAAGCAGTCTTTCTCATAAATGGAAGTCTATTTCGTAGTATGTTGCGAATAAAAGGACAATATTGTGGCTAAATCGAAACAAAAGAAGAGAAAAGATAAACTTAAAAGTCTTGCCAATGCGGTATGGGAAGGGTACAAGAGACTCCAGCCATTCCGTGAAGCCAGATACAACTTCTTGTCGGAATACTCTGGGCATTATTACGATAATCCAGATAGTGCGGTTACGCTTGGCGACGAACCTATCAACCTGATATATAATGCTGTTCGAGTTATTGTACCAAACATAGTAATGGCTAACCCTAAAGCTGAAGTTATCGCTAACCACATCGAATATCGAGACTATGCCAACATGCTTGGTATGGCATTAAGTAAACTTGGCGACGATATTGATATTAAAGATACGTTTAGGGAGTTTATCGTTGACGCACTGTTTGGACTAGGCATACTCAAGGTTGGTTTGTCTGTTACTGATTCGGCTATACAGCTTGATACTGGCGAATTCGTACAGTTGACACAGCCGTATGTTGAACGTGTTGACCTTGATGATTTTGTATGTAGTTCATTGTGTCGAGGACTCAAAGAATCGTACTTCATTGGACATAGGGTGAGAATATCTCGCTCTAATCTAATTGATTCTGGTCTTTATGATACTGACAAGATTGAATCTCTTCCATCATACGAAGATAATGACGGTTCTAAAACAACGTCAGCAGAAAAACTCAGCAAGGTTGGGTCGAGTGGAGACAACAAGAAAGACTTGCAAGACCTCGTTGAGCTTTGGGAAATATATATTCCGTCCGAAGGTAAGATAATTACATTTTCTGGCAGCGAAGGAACAGACCTGACTCCACTGAGAACATCAGATTATTACGGCCCGTCTCACGGCCCATATGTGTTCCTGCAACTGTCGCCACCGCTTCCTAATAATCCTATGCCCATCGCTCCTGTTGGTATTTGGTACGACTTGCACATACGCTCCAATGCTATGATGAAGAAGATACTCGAACAGGGCGAAAGCCAGAAGAATGTGTTCGTGTATAAACGTGCAGCGTCAGCAGATGCCGAGGAAATACTCAACGCTGAGAACAATGAAAGCGTCGGCGTTGACGACCCGCAGTCTTCTCATGTTGTCAGTTTTGGCGGAGTAGAACCAAATTCTGTACAACATCTTTCGACATTGCTTCAGCAGTTTTCGTATATGGCTGGAAATATAGAGCAGCTTGCTGGTGTGTCTTCTGAGGCTAACACCGCTACTGAGGCTACGTTCTTACAGAACAATGCTAACGTTGTAGTGGAGGACATGAGAAATACTGTATATGATGCTATATGTAGGACTTATAGGATACTTGCATGGTATCTCCATTATGACCCGCTCATAGACATTCCGATGACAACCCGTAAGGTTGTTACCGATACTACGACCGGATTCCAAACTATAGTTGATGAGAATATTCACCTTACTCCAGAACAAAGGATGGGCGAGTTTCTTGATTATTCTGTAACCATAGAAGCCAAATCACTGACCAGGATGTCGGCCCAGCAACAACTGAAGAATACGATGATGTTCCTGACTAACGTGCTGCCAGCCGTAGCAAACTCAGCACAGATAATGTCTCAAATGGGACGACCATTCAATATTGAGGCGGCACTAAAGAGATTTGGCGATATGCTGGATATTGAATGGATAGATTCTCTGTTCGACGACCCAAATATGATGCAGAGAATGGTTACTATGGCACAGATGCAGGTCGCCAGCAGCAAGGCCACTAGTGGAGTAATTGGTGGAACCACAAGTGGTACTTCTAGCATGAGTTCAATATTGCAAAATGGAGGACTCTCGTCTGCTATTCCAATGCCATCTCAGGATACGGAACAGAGAATGCTTGCCCAGGAAAGTGCAAACGCAGGCCAGGGATTAATGAGACAAGGAGGTATAATGTGAGTAAGGGTAGTTTAAATCGTAGCAACACACGGGCATATAAGGATAATTACGAACGCTTATTTGGACATTCGGGCTCTAAAATAGACGGAGGACGGGAGACGGTTATTATTGGAAGTAGTCATAATTCGACCAAAACTGGCCGCCCAATGCGACGGGAACACCGCTCAATGGCTATTCATCCGTCTCAAGTAGCCGAACATAACAAACTATTTCCAAATATAGAGTTAAAGAAAAATAAAGGTGGCTTCTATATGCCAATAACTACCAGTTTACAAGAAGCCCATAAGTATGCCAAAGCTCGTGGCTTTGAAGATATGAACTGAAATCCACTCCATTTGTAAATATGTGGTGTTATTTTGTGAAAATTATTGTGAAAACGATAGGTTTGTAAGATATAATATAATGATGGATTGTGTTGCCTACCCTCTAATCAGAGCTGCCAACGAAAGGATAAGTTATGACTGAACAAGAAGATACTGATATTTCTGCCGAAGCAAAGGCAGAATTTGATGAAAAGTTTGATGCCGCGTTTGATGCAGTAGATGAAGATGATTCATATGAAGCCGACGACGCTGGCGATGATGATAACGAGGACGCTGAAGTTGACGACACGGAAGACAATTCCGATGATGTTGATGATGCTGACTCGGATGATGAAGAAGGCGATGATGATTCGCTGGATGAAAAATCAGAAGTAGATATAGAACCTGAACTTATGCGCGCTGCTGAATGGGCTGGCTTGGCAGATGAAGCCAAAGAGCTTTACAAGCAAGACCCCGAAAAGGCCATGGCTATGCTGAAGAAGGTTCATTCAAAACAGAATGAGCTTACCCGTCAGTATTCCGAAGCCGGTCGCCAGCGGTACGAGGCGGCTAAGCAACAGGCGGCTGGTAAGACTTCTCCGCCTAATGTTCCTGATATTCCGGTTATCGACTGGGATAAAATCAGGAAAAAGTGCGAAGAAGAAGGGCTTGATGACGAGCAGATAAATGAAATCATCGAGCCGCAGAAAGCAGCTTTTGATGCCGCTACTACTCGTGCTACCATGGCCGAGCAGGCTGCGTCTCAGTATGCTGCAAAGCAAACGAGACAGGCTGTGCTTCAACAGGTTACTGACTTCTTTGCTTCTGATTCGTTGAAGCCGTATCGTAAAATGTACGGTGAAAAGTTTGATGTCAATAACATTACTCCGAAACAGCAAGAGATTATAGACCAGGTAGTTATGATTCGTGCTGGCTATTCTGCTACTACTGGAAGAGAAATGCCATTGGCTGATGCCCTTGCGCAGGCGCATAGCCTGGTGTCCAGTGATTATCTGGCGCAAGCGGAACGTGAAAAATTAAAAGGCTCCGTCAAGAAACGGCGGAACGGTGCAACACAGAAACCTACGCATGGTCGTAAAGGTGGCGTAATCAAGGACAAACTTGGTATGCCACAAGAGTTCCATGATAAATTTTCCAAAGCCTTCCGTAATTCGTGATAGAGCCATAACCTTGAAAGGATTGTACAATGGCTGGAAAAGCTGATGCAGCAATGCTCGACCTTCTGAAGACTACTCTGAATAATCTTCCGAAAGGTGAGTGGGAAGAGATGTGGGATTATCAGCAGTATCCCGCATTCAATATGTTTAACGAAAAGAACGTTTCCATCGAAGGTGGCGACTCGATTACTCGTAACGTAGCGTTCGATGAATCTGGTAACTTCGCGTTTGTTCGTCCGTTTGAGACAGACAGCACTGTTATCACTGACCGTCAGGAACAGATAAATGTTCCGTGGGCGTTGTTCCAGACCTCGTATGCTTGGAACAAGCAGGAACTGATGCGTAACCGCAACAAGGAAGCATACATCAATCTGGTTAAGAGTCGTAAGGTTGATGCTATGAAGGGCCTCGTTAATGGTATAGAACGTGCGTTCTGGAATGGCAGAACTAGTGCAACTGACCTTCGTAGGCCCATGGGTATTACGGAAGTGCTTCCATTCGCTACGACTGGAACGACCACTGGTGGATTCGTAGCCCAGACCATTCGCTATAGTGGCGGAACAACTGGAACTAC